CCATTACCGGGACCAGAAGAGAAAGTCTGTCTCGATTGTGTACCTAATCCACAGGCGGTCTTGACGGACTGGAAAAATCTAGACATTAGTTCTCCAAGGTTAAACCAGAAGACCTGTAAGTATGAAGTTGCAGTAACAACTAGGTTTGAAACAACCGGCGCAGATTCATCATCGTCAGAAGCCGAAGCCGAAGAGGCTTTAATGGAAAGGTTTAACGATTATAAGGACGAGGCTATCGAGGCTCTTCTTGATGGTTTTCAGAAAGATGATGGGATCCAATCTTTTAATGTAATGCGCGCAGCTATCGAGATGGAAGATTGGGATTTGGAGGCGAGACCAAAATCAAGATTAAAGTTTCTTTACTCAGTTCCGTTCGATGTTTTGAATAGTCTCGAAGAGGCATCAGAGGATAACGATGATAATGAAGAAGATGGACCAGTATCCGCTACCTTCTTGGCTTCTGAATTGGTTCAAATGAACATACGAGTTCGTAAGGGGCTTAACCTTTATGCGCGTTACGCCAAGGTTTCACAGGTTTTAGATAAAGAAACCTTAATCTTTGTTGAAAGCAGAAAGCCATTTGCTTTGGAAGACTACGGCGATGCTGGTTTTTCTACTAATTCTGTTATGTCTCGGGTCATTCGAGATCTAGACAGTTTCTTGACTGCTCGCGGTTACAATATTCCCGGTGTCGGCGGTGGTTTCTTCAAGGACAGGGTTGTAAAATTAAAGTTCAACTTTACGGAAGAAAGGAAATTAAAGAAATTAACAGTCTACACAGTTGGTTGTAGAGAGAAGCCAGTTGTCTTTAAGGGTAGGAAAATTTCTGCTCTCAACAGAAAGAACTCCTTTAAGAACAAGACTGCAATGAATTATCTTGCTAACTTGAGACAAATGGAAACAGGTCTCATGGCGAGAGAACCAGATCCATATCTTACATTCTTAAAAGAGCATACCTATCCTGAAATCGATGCGATTAACTCAACAGTAGAAATCAATACCCAAACGTCAGGGACTGTTGGCTCCTGTGTTGCTGATGCGCTAGCAAATGAAGCTAAGCAAATAGGACAAGATATTTTAGATGAAGTCTTGAACATCGCTGATGTTTTGGCTTTCTGTTTTCACAAAAATATCTGTAAGAAAACAGATGAAGAATTACGAAATGAAGCCATTATCATGGGAGAACAATACTCAAATGATAGCGGCAACATAGATCAACCATGTAATCTCGGTAGTGATCCCATTAAGGTTCTAGCAAAGAATCAGTTCTTTAGAAGAATAGAATCGGAAGATAATGTCTTTGTTCTCTTGTGTCTAAGAGAACTGTATGGTATTGATGTAGGTGGAACTGGTAATTCACCTAGACAATTGTGGGATGGAACATTCAATAAGCTAAAGATATGTGGACTTCTAGACTTTGCTATTGAGGCAATTCAGTGTCTTTTCAAGGGGCTTACTTTGGAACAGGCTCTATCAAGAGCAATCCTAAGTGCTCTCAAAGCTATGTCGATTGAGAACTTTGGTTCCTTGTTTGTTGGATTACCTCCAGAAAAGCAGCAAGAGTTGGATGCCCTTGTTCAAAGAAAATTGAAGTCTGGTGACCTATTTGGCGAACAAACAAACGCTCAAAACCTCTCTAACGCATTAGACACACAGCCTTTAGACTCAACTCGTCCAACAGAAGACCAAAAGTTTTTCGGTAGCATTGGGCTCTATAAGCCCTGGAACGACGAAGCTGTAATAGATGCAGAAAGAGGAAGTCTTGTCGAGGGACCTTATGAGGGTGCTTCACCATCCCAGAGATTCGTGAATGCTAACGGACAAACAACGATTCGTCGTTCATTGGGTAAGGACTATGATAACCCAAACGCCTTACAAGAAAGTAGAACACCCGCTGCAGACGCTATTGGATCAATTCAGGCAAGTGCTCAACAGAATTTCAGCACCAATCAGGTTATGGAAGCATACATTCTAGCCCTTATTGAAGTCTACACTGATAACCTACTTGAGCTTGTGGAAATCCTAAACAGATTCCCAGGTGCCGAGATTATCGCAAAGGTTCTCTCATTGTTTGATTGTCCGCGACCACCTTTATTCTCCCCAAGCGTAATGGATTTCTTGAAGTCTATCGAATTACCATTTTGCAGAAACGTAAATGACATTAAGTTACCTCTATTGGTAAACCCTCTCGCTGTGCTTAACTTAGACATCTTTAAGATTCTGGCTGAGGCAGCAAAAGAGGCTATTAGAAAGGCAATCGTAGAAGTTCTCATTGCTTTGATGTTGAAGATTTGTGAGATCATTGGAGATGCAATATGTAAGGCGATAGCTACAGCCGGTGATTTGGCTGCTGGCTTACCCGGATTACTTACAGGCAGAAACACAGTCAAGGATATTTTGAGAGAATCTATTTGTGGACCAAATGCTTCTGACGCTGCCCTAGACGACACTATTGTGGATATGTATTCCCTACTGGGTGGCGTAGGCTCAGAGATGGCTAACCGAGATAAGGTTCTTGCTTTCAACGAGGCAATTGCTTCATCAGTAACTAGAAGAGAGTTGATTGAAGCATCTTTGGGTGAGCCCTCCGAAGCATTCTTGCAGTTGCATGAAAACGTTGTTCAATTTGAGTTCCCCGAATTGGCTGCTGCGTTCTCGAACCGAAACGACATTTCAAGATTCTACAGAAACTTTGGTAACCTTCTTCCAGCCGAGTTCAGAGACTCAGCACAGGATATTCTTGATTCTATTCCAGAAGATGAGGAAGTTCCTGCAAACCCAAGCCTTTGTGCGACACCAGAGCAGATAGAACAATTCTGTTCCCTCAGATCTCAAATCCTAGAAGGAAGAGCATCCGACGAGCAGATTGCTGCACTTTGTCGTCCTTCAGAAGCCTTTGGTGATCTAACTGATATTCTACAAAACGGAATTCCAAACCTTCTTGATAGTGCATTGCCTCCAATTGTGTCAGATCCTGGCTGTAGTAATGGACTCTTCCCTTATGAAACTGAGGAACAAGTAGCAGTCACAGCCCAGGCACTTGGTGCCGGAATGGAACAATTGAAGGTCGCCTTCTCATACGACATGCTGGGCAACGGTCCTGGCGAAAGAAACTGGGGAATGATGAATATGGTGCTTTCCGATACACTTGGAAGACCTTATACAGCCCACCAGCGTAAGGTATTTAATGATCCGGGCAAGCAGCAGTATGTTGATTTTTATCTAGATGGTACTGGGTTTGAGGACGAAGGAGAAGGAATAGCAGATGATTTTGCGAAACTAAAAAATCAAAAAGGCGCATACCCAGTTTACATTGCAGAATGGATGGCTGGTTTTGGCGATGAGAGCGGAAACACTGGAACAAACTCTAATGGATTACTTTCAGAAGAAGGTGCTTCGATCAACAACCAAATCCAGCCAGATGTTGTAACGACAAAGAAGTTTGATGATCTAAATCTTGGAAGAAGGGTAACTCCTCTTGAATTACCAGATTACGGTTACCGAACTGAGTTTGAAGTCAATTACGAGCGAGAAAGAGTAGAATTTATTCAGAAGCAAAGAAAGGGCAAAGCCGACTTGTCCATAGCATTCTCAAATAACCCAGTAGAAGATAATGATTCTGTTTTTGGGTTTACCCTCGATCTTTACATAGCAGATTTGAATAACAAAAGAAACCTACCATCTGATAATGCCAGAATCAAGATAAATGAAATCACAAAAGAAAAGAAGAAGCAAGATGATGATAAAGCCATCGAATACACTGGGTTTGAATTTTTAGCCAAAGACAATACTCTCGACATCGTTTCAGACTCTACTCTTAATGAGTATGTTCGATTTTCTCGATCCCTTGAAGAGATTGGCCGTTATTCTCCACCTATTGTTTTGATGTCTGAGATGTTGGGAATTAGCCCTGACGCTGCAATCTCTTACTGGAACGACACAACAAATACAATGTATGAGCAGTTCCGTTCTGAAATTATGAATGTAACTGGAAGTAAGGCTTTCAATTTTGGTGCTTCTCCCGACACTCTCACCGCAGATGATGCCGCCTATCTACACCCAGACCAAGATCCAAATGATGAGGATGCGGTTTATTCTGACTTTGAGATTGATGATGGTGATGGCGACACAAGAAAGTTGAGAAACAGCGACGCTATTCTCGGAAAGAGCCGAGACCAATTGAGAAACGAACTTGCAGGAACTCCCGAGAAGACAAGAGTCTTCTATCTAGACCCAGCTACCTACGGTGGAAACTACTTGAATCCACCTGTTTACGTTAGACCGGTCCCAAACACAGGCTGGCTTGGAATGGTAGACTCTGTGTTCCCTGAGATAAGTCCTTGTAAGCCATTTAGAACAGAAGTGGTTGATTTCTCAAAAATAGAAAAAGAGATGATGAGTTCTTATTCTGGTCTCTCTGAGGATCAGAGATTGAAGGGAGATCCTGAATGTGTTACCGAAGTCCCATACAATAGAATTCTCTCTAGAACAGGCAAAGCGGGCGTCCAATCAGTCATAAGTGCTGCATGTAGGATTCACGGAACAGCACACTTTATCAAGTCTATTGCAACCTTCTCTAAATTCAAATTAGACTTTGAAAACAACTTTAGCGATCTTTATGCCCATTTCATTATTGAAGAAATGGAAAGAGCATTTAAAGATGCTCAGAAGTTCGAGTTATTCAACCCATTCAAGGATGAAGAATTCTGGTATGCTTTCTTGGAGCAAGCGGTACAGACTTACGGAAGATTGGTTGACGAAGGAGAGATAATCAATCCTCCTGAAGATGTTATCGATGGGATGATCCGTCTAAACAACATCCAAGAGCGATACTATTATCCTGATAGGAAAGATTTAAAAGAAGCGAAGGATAATGACGAAGTATCTATCTTCAAGACTCTCAAGAACTATAGAAACGAAGATGCTCTTGGCGTCGTCAAGGAAACAGAAGACATAGCCAAGATGGTACTCAAAGAATTCGTCAAGAGAGAACTAACCGACATCGGTAGTGCATTCGAGAAGACTCTCAAGACCAACCAATTTATTGATGAGACTTACGCTGAAAACCTTTACTACTATGTTTTGAGTGAGCAGTCTGGACTCACTGCTGGTAGTGGACTAAACTTACTAGGAACAATAAAAGAAGAAGTTTCAGGTTCCCTAACAGACAAGAACTACACCAATGGTGATGAATTGGCACTTCCTGATGGAACTCCTTATGTTGGTTATTATCATGTCCACAGGGAGGCAGGCACCGAACAGTTTATGGTCGGCGAAGAGCATTCTAGTGAAGATCACGAAGTTCTTAAGCCATTCGCGAACCAAGTCGTCGTCGTGGGCGGAAATAAGCAAGGCATTGGCGCTGGTGGATTTAATGCGGGAACCTCACTTCCTTCTGCAGATTCTCCATTCGGCATAAGAGTTTATCTCAAAACTCCAACCGGCGACAGAGATCCGTTTGTGACTCATCCAGACTTAACATCACTTGAAGGAAACGTGTCCGATCAATTCCCAGGAAATTTGTCCTTAGTGTTCCCGCCCGGTCAAGATGGTAGACCAAACACGGCTGCCCCAGCCGTAGGTCTCCAAGGCGAACTTGGGCTTCGTTACGGTATTGAATTCTATGCAAACATAGGCGGCGTGATGCGTAGTGTGACTAGTGCTGAGATAGATGTCCTTGACGTTCCTCTATCAAAACTACCACCACTAGGCGAGAGCAGTAAAGAGATGTTGTGTTTGATAAACAATCTCTTAGATGATGATAAATTTAAGCTATTCATGCGTTACTGCCTACCATCTAAAAAACTGCTCTCCACAATTGCTATCTACAATGATTTAGCTTTCCTACCTTCAGTTGGCGAGAATTATGTAGCTGACGCGAAAAAGAATAGTGGCGAAATTAAGCCAGGAATTCGGATTACAATTGATAGCGAGACAGGAGAACCTACAGATGAAACTATCGACCCCGGTTGGTTCCCAAGAAAAGAGCGCCGCGCCCTCACGCTGTTTGTTAGAGAATGGGATGATTGGGATCAACAAATCTTGAGAAGAAGCAATAAGCAGTTAAAGAAGATGTTCAAAGAATACTATAACTCAAGAGAATTTGGAGATGTTCAAGATGAAGAACAAGATAACGCAACGCAACTTGCTATCCAGTCTCTGAGAGAGAAATTCAGACTCTCACCAGGGCAAAGAATCCTTCCTTGGTGGAAGAGACGAAACTTGCGCTCTAACCCATTCAACGCTAATGAAGAACTTTGTAAAAATAGAGACGAATAACTAAGTAGTAGTAGAAATTGGAGGGCTTTACGTGGCTTCTTATGCTGTTAGGCTACCGTTAACACAAGATACTGGCGATGGCTATACGATGATCAAGAGAATAAAGACTCTTGTGAGGCAAAACCTAAAGATGCTTGTTTTGACTAATCCTGGCGAGAGAGTCATGGAGCCCGAGTATGGTGTTGGAATAAAAACATTTCTTTTTGAGAACTTTGAATCAGATGTTTATGCAAGAATAGACAATAAGATAAGAGAGCAAGTAGCCCAATATATGCCTGCGGTTCAAATTAAAAAAATTCAATTTACCAACTCTGATCCAGATACCAATACCCTATCATTATTTTTGGAGTATTCAATACCACAAATCGCAACTGACGATTTGCTTGAAATCACTATTTAGTGTGAGGAAAATAGATGAAAAACAAAAAGAAAGTAGCTATTAACTACACCAACCGTGACTACGAATCCATTCGTAACGATCTCACACAAATAGCAGAGCGATTCTACCCCGACACCTTTCAAGACTTTAGTGAAGGCTCTTTCGGTGCTATGATGCTCGATGCCGTTGCTTATGTTGGTGACCAGCTTTCTTTTTATCTCGATTACAACGTAAACGAAACCTTTCTAGACACTGCTTATCAATACGGCAATGTTCTTCGACAAGGCAGAATCTTAGGCTACAAAAACACAGGTCGCCCCTCAACCTACGGTAAGGTTGCTTTGTATATTTTGATTCCGGCGTCAACAACTGGTCTTGGTCCAGATACACGCTATATACCAACCCTTAAAAGAGGAACACGATTCACTTCTCAGAATGGATTAAACTTCGTCCTCACAGAAAACATCGACTTTGCTGATCCAAAGAATCCTGTGGTTGTCGCTCGAACAAACACTTCTACTGGTGCTCCAAGTTACTACGCCATTAAGGCTTACGGAGATGTTGTATCTGGATTCTTTGGTGTAGAGCAGGTGTCGGTAGGAGACTTCGAGAGATTCAAGAGAGTGAGGCTCTCGAATGCAAATATTTCAGAGATCGTAAGTGTGGTTGATTCTGACGGAAACGAGTATTTTGAAGTTGATTATTTAGCTCAGGATATCGTATATAAAGAATTAACAAACAAAAATTACAAATCTGATAACGTACCCTCTGTCTTGAAACCACTTCTTGTGAGTAGAAAATTTCAAGTAGTGCATGAGCCAGAAGGGGTCTATCTACAATTTGGTTCTGGCGAGGACGGAGCCACGGATGTTGTTGCAGAGCCCCAGAATGTTGCTATGGATATTTTTGGTAAAACATATGTAACCGATGTCGCATTTGATCCAAGTAGATTAACAAACAATAGAAGTTTTGGTGTTGCACCAGCAAACACAACCTTAACTATTGCATTCCGTCAGACAAACCCAACAAACTCTAATATTGCCGCAGGTGGATTAAATCAGGTTTCCAATGCTTTATTAGAGTTTGAGGATCTATCATCACTATCGACAAGCGAAGTATCTTTTATTCGCAACTCCGTTGAAGTTTCAAATGAAGAACCAATTCTAGGAAATGTCTCAAATCCTTCAACTGCCGAGATTAAGCAAAGAATTTATGATACATTCCCAACACAGAACCGCGCCGTAACTCAGAAAGATTATGAAAGCCTAACTTACAGGATGCCTCGCAAGTTTGGTTCTATTAAGCGCTGTTCAGTGCAAAAAGATCCAGACTCACAAAAGAGAAATCTAAATGTCTATGTTGTGTCTGAGGATACTCTTGGAAAACTTGTTGAGACAAACTCTACAATTAAAAAGAATCTAAAAGTCTGGCTCAATAATTACAGGATGATCAATGATACGATTGATATTCTCGATCCTTTTATTGTCAATTTTGGAATCAACTTTGTTGTAAAGCCTGATGTTTCTGCAAACAAGTTTGATGTTCTCAACCGCTGTGTTGAAGCATTAGCAAACAAATATCGAAACCCTATGTTTATCGGGGAAAGACTTTTAATTTCCGACATCTTCTCGGAACTAAACAAGGTTAATGGTGTTATGGATGTTGTGAAGGTGAAGATTGTAAACAAGAACACCTCTGGCTATTCTAATGTGGTGTTTCCTATTCAGCAGAATCTATCGCCAGATGGAGATTACTTATTAACTCCAAAAAATGCTGTTTTAGAATTAAAATTCCCCGAAGTAGATATCAAAGGTAAGTTGAGATAATGGCTATCAAACGTTACAAGGCAGACGCCGACAATACAATAGTAAATGCTTATAAGTCAAACCTGAGAACCAGGGCAACTGGCTCCAACATGGGACAAGCAGACGTAAGCGAGGTATACTCCATCTGGGGTCGCCAGTCAACTTCTTCTGCTGAAATTTCAAGAGTACTAACCCAGTTTGATGTGGATTCGATTGATTCAGACAGAACAGCAGGCTCAATCCCAGGTGCTGGAAGTGTTAGCTTTTACCTGCGCTTATTCAATGCAGAAACGTCCCAGACCGTTCCAAAAAACTTTACCATAGTTGCACAAGCGATCTCAAAATCGTGGGCTGAGGGTGATGGTCTAGACCTTGAAAACTACAAAGATTTGGGTAAGTCTAACTGGATTTCCGCTTCTTCTACGACTGCTTGGGATATAGCAGGCGGCGACTATCATACTCTACCTGTTTTCAGTCAATCATTTGCTACCGGTCTTGAAGACCTTGAAATCGACATCACCGATCTAGTAGAGGAATGGCTTGCTGGAACAAAGGAAAACTATGGTATTGGTGTCCGCTTGACTTCATCACAAGAAGCAAGCTCATCTGCAAACCCCGATGGTGCAGAAACTTCATACTACACCAAGCGCTTCTTTGCGAGAGGTACACAATACTTCTTCAAGAAACCTGTAATCGAAGCACGCTGGAATTCATCAACAGGAGATGACAGAGGAGAATTCTATATGTCTTCTTCTCTCGCACCCGCATCAGATAACCTTAACACACTTTATCTTTACAACTACGTCCGTGGGCAATTGACCAACATCCCAGCAATTGGCACAGGCGAGATCTATGTCGATCTTTATCAAACTCTCGGCGGTACGGCACTAACGCAGGTAATCAGTACACCCGCAACAGGCGGTTATGTCTCGACAGGCATTTATTCTTGCTCAGTCTGCATCACAGGAACCTACACGACCTTACGTGATGTCTGGTATTCTGGGAGCACTGAATATTTTACGGGAACAATTTCTCCTCAAACCTTCGGTGCTGCTGCTGTATCAACTGGAAACAACCGTTATGTCACAAAAATCAAGAATTTAAGAAACAAATACTTCTCCGAAGAAGAAGCACGCTTCAACGTTTATGTCCGAAGCAAAAACTGGTCCCCAACTATTTACACAGTAGCGTCAGAAGAAATAGAAAACACTATTATTCCTAGCGCATCATACAGAGTTTATAGGGTTATTGATGGTTACAACGCTATTCCACACGGCACGGGTTCAGATCTTCAAACACTCCTTTCTTACGATGTCTCAGGAAACTATTTCAATCTCGACATGTCTCTGCTCGAATCCGGCTATGAATATGGAATCAAACTTGCGTTTTATGATTCACAGCGCCAAACTTGGATTGAGCAAGACCAAAAGTTCCTATTCAGAGTAGAAGATTATGAGTATTAAAGACCTATTTGGTAATTCAAAAAATTACGTTTCAGACACAAACCAGAAAGATGCATTCGCAGATGCTGAGTCGTCAAAAAACGTAAAAGCTATTTCTGAAAAGCAGAATTCTTTTGAACCACAAATAGACTACTCCGATCCACAGACTTTTGCTAAGTATGGTTCTGCTGAGCAATACTACAAGTCTGCGATTGACCGCATCCTTGACTTCTATCCTTACGACGGCTCTGACGCAGAATACAACAGTTTCTACAACAAGTCGTTGGACATTGAGAAGTACATCTTCAATAACCTCTATCCTCGCACCAACGGTTATGTAGACTTTGCAGGTTCATCCTACATTAGCCTAAAAGGTGGACCACACACAATCGCTACCTCAAACACCAAGGGACTATTCAAGGATCCACAGTCTTCACAGCGAGAGACTGCAAACATCTACGACGAAGACATCTATACAACAGAAGGTCTTCCAACTGACTACGGTCAGGGCACAAGAGAATCAAACCTTCTTTGTGACTTTGAGAGAGGCGTAACAGTAGAGTTCTGGTTAAGTTCATCTGCTATTTCTTCTGCCGACCAGCAGGCTGTTTTTCACATCACAGGCTCAGGTCAAGACGACGAACTAACGATTTTCCTATCTGGAACAACTGGTTCTCCATTCCACGTTCGCTTGAAGGAAGACGGAACAACCATTCTCAATGACGAACAGATTGGAACAGCACCAACAACCTCATCTATTCTCGGCTGGAATCACTACGCTCTATCATTCAAGAGTGCAAGCGCAGGCATTGCATCTAGACTCTATGTTAATGGTGTTCTCGACACACAGAACACTCTCGGCTCCACTGGTGCAGGCGCATTCGAGCAGTCTGGCTCACTTGGCTATGTCGCTTCTGGCTCTGCAACCGAAACCCTACTCAACGGTGCGCTGGACGAATTCCGCTTCTGGAAGGTCGAGAGAACAGCACAAGAAATCGGTAGAAACTGGTTTGGTCAAGTCAGAGGCGGCTCTAACACCGACATTTCTAACACCACACTTGGTGTCTACTACAAATTTAACGAAGGCATAACAGGCGTTACAGCCCAAGATAGCGTAGCTCTAGACTACTCTGGTCGTGTTTCAAACGGAACATTCACTGGCTACACTTCAACAACTCGTAACACTGGCTCTGCTATTGTTCTTGCTGGCGCTGCTGCAAGCGAATACAGAGATCCAATCATCTATGCCAACCACCCTGATGTCTCTTCTCTAAGAACAAGCCTTATAGAGACTGGCTCTATCTACGATTCCAACAACAATGCTTCAATTGGTAGCATGATGCCAAGTTGGGTGATTGAAGAGCATGAAGAGACCCAAAACGACAACTTTACTTACTTGATGCACATTGTGGGCGCTTATTTCGACAAGATCCGCCTTCAAATTGCTGCATTGCCTGACTTCAAGACCCCTGTTTACACCAGTTCTTCCTTCAAGGCACTACCATTTGCAGAGCATCTACCCGCTTCTTTGGGTCTAGAGACCCCACAATTGTTCGTTGATGCGGACGTTTTAGAGCGTTTTCTCAACAGAAACGAAACTCAGAACTACGAATTTGACCTAAATGACACCAAGAACCTCATTTATCTCAATCTTTACAACAACTTGACCTACCTTTTCAAGTCAAAGGGCACCCACAAGGCAATTAGAAACGTTCTTCGTGCCTTCAACATTGATGATAAACTTGTAAGATTCAACACTTATGCAAACAACTTTGTTTACGACCTTGAGAATAACCTAGTACAGACAACGATCCACGATTCTGTTGTAAACTTCAACAATGTAAACAACCTTGGTGCTGTTGTTTATTCTACAGCATCAGCAGATAGCACTCAGCTTGGCTACATTTCTTCTTCAAATGACGACAAGCATGAAGAACGCTATGGCTTTACGCTTGAGACTGATGTTATCTTCCCCAAATTTATTCGCTCTATCGACACATTTGATCGTAACTTTATTACTGCATCTCTATTCGGCATTCACTCTGCAAGCGCAGACAGTGCTGATACTGAAATCTTCGATCCAAGCATCTACGTGTTTGCCGAAAGAGAAGAGGCTTACAGCAAGAACATTCGATTCCGCTTGAGTTCTTCGCTACTCTCGACAACCCTTACAAGCAGCAACTTTTTGGGTGTCTATAATGACCAGCCTTGGAATCTTTCTGTCCGCCTACGTCCCGATTCATTCGGGCTAACTGGCTCTGTTGATGGCGTTACGACTTCAAATTACATCCTTGAGTTCACTGGTTACAACCAGCTTCTAGGCGAGGTTAGAGAATCATTCACAGTAACCGGATCTGCTGCAAATGCTGATGCACAGAGCCTTCTCAGTTCACCAAAGCGACTCTATGTTGGTGCTCAGAGAGAGAATCTAACAGGCTCGCTCATCAACAAGTCTGATGTTCTTGTTTCAGCAGTTCGCTTCTGGTCAAAGAATCTTGACGACGAGACATTAAAGCAGCACGCCTATGATTTTGAGAACTACGGAATCAAAGATTCAAACAAGCACCTATCTCCGCTTGATGCTGATAACTCTAAAACTCTTAACTCTCACACTCTTGTTCTAAACTATGACTTCTCTGGAATCACAACTTCTGATAGTTCTGGAGAGTTTGTTGTAAACGACATTAGTTCAGGATCAGTCGATAACAGAACCAAGTTTGGTAAACTTGGCGAGATCTCAAGTTATCTATATCCTGCTAAGGGTGTTGGGTTTGGTGCATCCTCAAAGAAGGCTGTAATCAAGAAGGAACTAAATGTTCATCAGTTTACCGATCCTGAAAAGGCTATCGGAGATAACTTGGTTCAAGTGAGAACAGAAGATGATAAGTTGTTCGATACTCTCGACACTATTCCAAACTACCATTACCTCTTAGAAAAGAGCATGTATGGTGCTATCTCCGAAGAGATGCTCAACTTCTTTGCAGGTGTTGTTGACTTCCAAAACATCATAGGGCACCCTGTAAACCAATACAGAATGGAATACAAGGAGCTAAGCAAACTAAGAGAGACTTTCTTCCGTAGAGTAAGCGAAGTCTCTCAAGTTGAGAAATTTATTGACTACTATAAATGGTTTGATGATTCGGTTTCACAGATTATTGGACAACTTATACCCGCCTCAGCGGATTACACTGCAGATATCTTGAATACAGTCGAGTCTCACGTTCTTGAACGCAACAAGTACCAGCACAGAATCCCAATGATGGCTTTTACATCTTCAACCGAAGGTGTTGCTTTCGGTGCGGAAGAACTACGCTACAACTGGGATAGAAACCACGCACCTGTAAGCGGGCTAGAAAGAGAAAACTCAAATTGGTGGAAGGAGCGTGCAGAACGCGAAGGCACTATCTCTTCTGGAGATGCGGCTGTAGATGCTGCTAGAACACAAATTCTCAATGTTGCTACAAATCAAACCAACGGCAGTGTTGGTAGAAACTTCACCGACGCGGGAGCAAAATACTCTCGCTCCAACTTTAAATACCGCACCTTGTCTAAGGGTCAGGTCTTTGAGACAAAGACAGTTAGAGAAATTAAGGGTGGTGTAAACTTTAGCCAAGATAAGGACATTCAATACACACAGACCGCTCTACACCCAGCAGGTCCAGTAAACACAGACAACAATGTGTTTGTTCCAAGGAACGTTTTGGTTGGCTTTACAGATGACCTTGTAGCCCTTCAAGACACCGACGATCCACCCGTAGATCCTTCTGCTAAGGTCAAGAGAAACATTCTTGTCCAGCACGGACGCGATTGGGAAGATGGAATCGGTTACAAGAACGTCAAGTCTTCTAAGGCGTTCCCTTTTAACATAATCTCTTCTTCTGTTCGTTCTGGCTACAACGCACAAGTTATCGCGAGAGTAACAGCAAGCATCGAAGTAACCAACGTCCACAACGACGTTTACGGTCCAGACATGGAGCGCCCAATGCAGGGTCCGTTCACAAATTACGCAGTTGGCGGACACCAGTCTAGACACGTCAGACTAAACCAAGGCGGCGATAACTACCTTAATCGCCCCGAAGCGTGGAAGATTCTTCTCGGCAAGTGCTCAAATGTAACTGGTGCAATTGGTATGGTCGGCGCTGACTATCCTTACCCTGAAGCTAATGAAGTGGATGAAAACCCATACCCAATGACGGGAGCACAGAAGGCAACTTACTACCGCGATCAAGTAGCCAAGCGTCCTGTAAACATTCGCAACATCGAGCACACTACTGGCTCAACCATTCTTGGTAACTACAACGCAAACTACGATGTTGTTCACACTGTCGGTGGCTACTCTAATCCAAGAGCATTCATCGATGAGCAGCCATTGATGCCCGATGTGGTTAGAGGCGCAGATGTTGCAAAAACAATTCTAGACATAAATAGAGGCAGAGACGGACACTTTGTTTTCGTTGATGACTACAACACTGGCTACCTAACGGGATCCAAAGATTACAAGAACAAGACTGTTATCGTCAGTCGATTCTCCTCTCCCGGCTCTTTTGAGTCCATGACCCCCGCCTTCAAGGACTTCCGTTCCGGTGACTTCTCAGTTTACAACTCAATTAATAACAGAAACTTGACCACCCGCAGACCATTCCAAGGTGTAACTTCTTCTATTGTTCCTGAAACTCAGGGAATAAGAAACTACGATCACACTGGTCGTGCATTTGGTTTCACAAACTTGGCTGCAAGACATGCTACTAGATTCTTCCGTGATTCTACACTTGTTGAAGACAAAGATTACTCAAATGTTCCAAGGAACTTTGTTAACACTTCATCTGGACCCGGCAACGCCGATGATGCATTCACAGAAGCGGCTTCATTCCATAAAGTTCACAGAAACAACTTGCTCAAGCCGAGAGGAATAGAAAGAACTAAATCTACAACTTATCAAAACGAAAATTCCTTACGCTTTACAAACACAACAGATGCTAAAAGTTTATCTACTCGTAACTTTGATTTAACTTCTAGAGAGATGACTTTTTCTTTCTGGATTTTTGATGATAAAACAACTAACATTGTGAAGCACATTTTCTCATTAAATGTTCCCACTGGTTCACTAGACACTGAATTTTCACCACTCCAGATTTCTCTAACAAACAATAGTCCTGATTCTCAAATAGCAATTGCTTTTTCTGATGCTGATGAAAGTTCAAAATCTAGTGATGTAAGATACTTGAGTGCCAATACGGTCACTAGAGACCAATGGAACCACATCTTTATACGTTGGGACGGAGATTCAGGTAATAAACCTGAAATTTGGATCAACAACACTGCAAGCAACTCAACCCCAATTGGTTCTTTCACAGATCCAATTAACATCACTTATGGCTCCAGCCATAGGCACGCTATTGGTAGAGGAACAGTTTGGAACCCCGGAACCAACAACCAAGGTAGAGATTATCTAATTGACGAGTTTGGATTTTGGAATGGGCAACTTTCGGATGCCGACAAAGACAGTTTGTATAATTCTGGCTCGTATTACGACATAGATAGAGATCCAGATTCTGTAAAATCTAGCGACATGTATTTCTATCTCAGAATGGGTGACTCTATTGGAGATGCATCAGTAGGTAATCTATCTGATGGTGATGTTGTTGTGGACGTAGGCGGTAATAATAACTTTGAAGCAGCGGTCACAACAGCAGGTCAACTACAGATTACAGCATCGACTTTTGATATTTTCAGCGAAACTGTAATAAGTACATTTACAGAGATTGTCTGTGATCAAAAGTACGACAACCTAAACCTTCATCACCAGATCCCACGCTCCGATCGTCAATACTCTTGGATTGGTGTGTCAGTCACACACACGGGCGCTTGTGAGCCACGCTACTCTGGCTTTATGCAGACAGACTCGCCACTTGCACCTTACTACGAAATTACTGGAAATTACTATCCATTCTTTGATTACGTGTCTGCATCTGCCGCAACATCCGGCATTTACCAGAACACCACTAGACTAGATTTGCTTGTTCTTGACAAGACTGGCTCTGCTACAAACACTCTTGGTGAGTCAACAATCAGCGGTGCCCTACAGACTCCCGCAGAAGGCGAGAGACTAAACGCCCTACTCACTCACCGTGGCGACACTTACGGCTGGAACTGGAGAGCATTCCATCAACAAGATCACCCAATCTTGGATCGAGAGCATAAAGAAAATCTACTCACTGCTCTCAAGAACGAAGAGATTAGAGAATTCCGTCTCCCACCTGTTTCCATGAAGGGTAGACCCGTAATGGTGAACGTAAACACTAGTGGTCGCAATCTTACCCTAAAAGCAACTCACAACAACGAAAAGGTTTACTTCAACCAGAGAGAACTCAACGACTTGGTGTTCCAGACCCAAGATCCAACAACAACTCCTTTCGATCAGTTGGTCTCTGTTGCTCAAGATAATGGACTAAACTGGGTTCGTTACTCTGAGTCCCTATTCCCATCAACTGTAAATGAGTTTTCAAGAACTTCTCGCGAGAGAGTTGGTTACGATAACGAGTTCTGGAGAGACGATAATGAGGCAAGAATTGAGTTAGGCTCAACTCTCAAAAATTCATTTGGACTATCTGTCTCACAAAGTTCTTGGCCACTTGACGCTCCAGGCAACTTCTTGGATAGAACTTCTGTGTTGACTGCTGCATTTGGTGATGTTGCTAGTTTTCCTGAATACTTTAATTTACAAAGCGAAGATTCAGATCTTATCTCAATTGACCCACAAATAAGTTCTTCTGGTGAATTGCAGAACTCCTACATGTATGGCTATCAGAGTGCTAGTCTTGTTGCGGGCACCGGTCCTTATAAGACTTCCTACGCTTCATACGGATTGGGTGGGCTACTATCAAGACAACACATTCTTACTTCTCCAAACTCTGTTGTTTCAAGAACTGGGTTTGCAAAGACAGGAACTCTAGATGATACATTCACTGATCAAGTTCCAAACTTTGCTGGTGAGGCACTGTGGGAAGCAGGACCTAACGCAACAATAAATGTTAAAACAGGTAGCTCATTCGTAACATCCTCATATTCATCTGAGCCCTGGTTCGATGAATACGGCGATTTCCGCGAAGAATTGCAGCTTGTTGCGAGAGCCTATGCTATTATTCCAGAATTCAGAATCTCAGAACGCATCGAGGAATACACAAAGGGTGGAACTTTCAATAAGTCCAACTTCGACACATTCGAGATCCCCGGAACAACTGCCAGCAGTTCACAGCAGAGCTTCTACAAGGATTACTCCAACTCTGACTTCTTGCGAGAGTTTGCAAGCATTAAGGATAAGTCTGGACTAAATGCGAAAGAAATAATGTTGACCTGTAAGGCAGCAGTGCGATTTAATCCCTACAAGGGATTCTACCCAGCACAGAGAACTTTGGATTTGGTAGGTCAATTCTCCAGTTCATTTGGGGCTGGTTTTCAAGCTAGCAATCCTGTTCTGATTGCTCTTGATCAAGATCCACTATCACAAGAATCATTAAAAACCAAAGCAGGTGCTTTCTTGCCGATAACTAAGCCACTGTTTTCGCCCGGAATTCTTTATAACTCAATTAAGTCAGGCATTGCAGTTGATTATCCAGTTATAAACAAAACAAATAAGCTTGATTCTTTCAACTTTGATGATGGAATTTCATCTACAGAAAACTACACATTAACACCACCAGCAAGACAAACAAACACTATTGCAGGCGTTGGCTCTGATCAGAGTTCATTTTATATTCCCTCTATGACTTATTGGGACTCTAGAGTTCCTTTTGAAACAATGATTGAGCCTGGGAAGTACATCGATAAGCTTGAATTCTTGGATTTTGAAGCACATCCGTCAGCATCCATAAATGCAACTGCTTCAATTGATGCATCTGTTTCAGATGGGATCTATGAACTTATGGCTAAAAACTTTTTTGGACAAACTGGCGACTTTTTCTTGAAAAATTCCAGCTTTACTAAAATTGAATCCGATTTGATACAAGATGGTTTGAAATTTAAAGACGGAGATGTTTATGCTGCGAGACTAAAAATAAGAAAGTCTCATAATGGAAAAAGATTTTATAATCAAGAAAGTGGCTCTGATGGTACAAATGATCACTTCACACCCACTGGAGCTAAAGCATACTCTGGGCTAACTTCAAGCCTTGCTGCGATAGAGGGCTCATTCCCCATTCCGCAAGATCCAGCACACAATCCCGATTTTAAAGAAACTTTTACAATGTATTCTAGACCTACAGCTTTCGGTCCAGATATTGGTGGTCGAGAATATGGAACTTCTGGTGGAACTCCCGACTACCAAGAAGCATTTTTGAGCGGCACCTTAGACTCACTCGAAGGGTTTAACTGGGCTTATACTGCACCATATTATCACGGTGAATCTTGGGTAGATTTTATTTTCAGACCTAACTCAGAAAAGACATACACTCTTGAAGATATACTTTCAGAAACAGAAACAGTTTATTGGAGAGTCGATCCGGGACAGATGTCTGGTACTGTAGATGCTACATCAAACAATTCATACACCAATCAGCGCCTTCTTATTGATAAAGGGAGAAGAACATATTCCACTATGAGTCCTTTGAAGATTTATGAATATCAGCCAATTTATGGCGGGTCTGTTGTTAACAAAAATGCAATGCAGCTTGATTCATCTCTTAACCTCTTTGGTGTCGAGAGGGTTCCTAAAAAGCGTAAAGATAAGTTTGGAAACACAATTCTAGATCAAAACGAACTCGCAGGTAAGCGTTGGATTATTCAGCCAAAATGGGAAACCCCAATGCTTAACTTCGCGAATGTAAAAGAAGATAATAATAATATTACTTACCCCACAAACTTCTCCGAGTCTGTTCCGCGCGGAATGTGGCATCAGTTTGGCGAAATACCAACAGATCCAAATACAGGAATTTTCCTTGAAATTGGAGATATTCCAAATGATTGGCTAAAATATCATTATGATGTGATTAACTATTCCTCTTCTTATAACAACAACGATCCCGAAGGCTCAGGTTCTACAGCCTACCTTGATTACCAGTCTCTAACCGACCTATTTGGCTTCTCACGCTCTCAGAAAAAAGACAGCGCAAAAGTGCGCCTTGGAGAAATTGCGGACAAGCGAGAGGTCTATGAGGCGGTTGTAGCCATTCCTTACGTCATTGAGGCAAGTGAAGATTACATCGGAGACAACAAGAAGGATGTAATCGATCGCAAGAAATTCATCGACATTCCTCGTCCAAGATTCAGGGCTGCACTCAAAGAAAGAGAAGGAAGTAAGGACGGCGATTCACTAAGCATCGCAGGCGAGAGTATTCGCGAGATGGTTCAAAAGATGAAGCGCTATGTTCTCCCGCCACAGTTTGATTTCATCAACTTTGATGAGATTGACCCAATCGTCATGTACTTCTTCGAGTTCAAGTACGAGTTTGATAAGGATGATCTCTCCTACATCTGGCAAAACCTTGCTCCAAGAGACTACAAAAAGATTACATTCCAAGAAGCTAGCGTTGCTCACGACCTTATGAGAAACGAACTTCTAGACGAGAAGGATCTAATGGATAACCCCAACCTTCGCTGGATGGTCTTCAAGGTCAAACAGAAAGCAACC